GTTCCGGCTGCGATCGTGAACGTGATTCCCGTGTTTGTTTGGGCGGTGACTGTCACACCGGCCGGCAGGGTATTGACGACCGTCCATGTGATCGGCACATTGTACGGGTTGTAGTACGTGACCGTGTACGTTTGCGTAGTGGTCGTGTCGAGCAGACGCGGATCCGGATAAAACAGGGGTTGGTAGAACTGACGGTAATCATACACCTCGGTCGCGAGGTATTTGATCGGACCCGAGAATCGGCCAAACTCGTTTTGGTCGCGCGTGATGAGCGTCCGCTGCGTCCGCGTGATGAGCAGTTGGTGCTGCTGCGTCTTGAACCATTCGCGTTCGTGATCGTCGAGATGGACAAACGTCGCCCAGAGTTGAAACTGGTACGCCGGTGACGCCTTTTGGATCCGAATCACGAGGTCGTGAAACTCGATCGCGACGAGCGGGAATGCGCGCGACCAGTCTTGGCAGAAGAAAAAGTGCAACGGGTAAAACCCGGTCGGCACTTTGCTTTGGGACCACGTCGACGCCTCGAGGACCGGCCACACCTGTGACGAATATACGACGTCTTGCGAATCGACGAGCTGTCCGCCGATCGTGAGGTCGACCGTGTCAAAGAGGCCCGTCCATGACGTCACGGGGATTTGGCGCCCCGTCACGGGGTCGTTTGCCGTGATATAACACGGGCCGAGAAGGTCACCGTACCGATCGAACCGGAAGGACCCACCTGCATCAAAATTCATTTTTTTGAGTTCGATACCAAACGGCACGTGCTGCCGGTACACTGATCGAAAAAATGAAACTTGGGGATCGCCTGAGAGCCACACATCCTGTGGCCCTTGGGCTAAGAGCTGCGCACCGGGTACGCTACTCATCTATTTTTGGACGAGAAAAGAAGGGGCCTAAGAAGAGTACAGGATCGCGCCCATACCGTTCTGGATACGGAGCACGTTGTAGTTGACTGCGTAGATGTACGGCGAGGCGGACATGCCCGCGGCGGCCGTTGCGGCGATCGATGCACCCTGCACGATGCTCTGCAGGTTGATCGTCGACGGCGTCACGATCCGGTAGGTGTCGATGCGCGAAAAGTTGAGCGTACCGGTCGGCTGCAGCTTGGACGTGTCCAGGCAGTACGGGATGATGGCCACGTTGGCCGTCTGGCCGTAGGGCGAGTAGCCGTTCGGCGTGTGGTAGTACTGCGCCGAATCCACCCAGTGGAGCAGCGTGCGCGACTCACCAATGTCCGTGCCGTTCACCTGCGTCTTGAACTGCAGCTGGGACGCAATGTCCGGGCCGGCGAGCGCGATGTTGTACGCCTGCGTGTAGTTGTTGGACTGGAACGCCAGGAACTTGATCGGGTGGGAGAATGCCAGCTCCATCGTCGAGGAGGTCGGCACAAACTGACGCTGGACCTGCGTGATCAGCATATCCTGGGGCGTCTTGGCAAAGTAGTCACGCTCGGACTGATCCAGGTAGATGAAGTTGGACCACACGATGTACTGCAGCTGGGCGTACGTCTGACCGCTCGCCAGAGCCGACTGGCCGCTGTACGCCGGCTGACCCAGCTGGGACGACCAGGTGATGCGCAGCTCGACGTCGTGGTACTGCAGAGCCACCAGGGGCAGGGCCGACTGCCAGTCCTTGCAGAAGAAGAACTTGAGCGCCTGGAACGAGTTGACGTCAAAGCCCGGCTGCGTCGCCGTAGCGGCGGCATACTGGGGCAGCAGACGCTGGTTCGTGTTCACGGCTCCAACCACCGGCTCGATGTTGTTCATGTAGTAGCCGTCCTGCATGTCGATCACCTGGCCGCCAATCAGAAGCTCCACCTTGTCGATGATGTTCTTGGTCCAGTTCATCTGGGGCACCATGGCACCCGAGGCGTCACGAGCCGTAATGTACACGTAGGACAGCAGGTCACCCTTCTTCTCGAAGCGGATCGTCGAGATGCCACCCGGGCTCGGCGTGCCCTGAATGAGCTGACGCTCCACCGAGTTGGCAAAGTGCGTGTAACGCTTGTACGAAGAACGGTAAAATGAAACCTCAGGCTTGCCGGTCAGGTATGCGTCCTGAGCGCCGATTGCAACGAGTTGAACAATGCCACCGCTCATTTATCAGAGGTCAACCTTTTTTTTTCACGCTTTTGCGTAGTCGACAAATGCCGGCTGAGCGATCGGGTTCTTGGCACGAATATCCCGGGCCAGACCGAAATCGGTCTGGATCGCGTTCCCCTTGAACACATTGACCTTCTGGTACTGCGGCACGATGTAACGCTGGCCGTGCGACCCATCCGCCGGACGAAGAGGCAGAGAGCTCGCCTCGAGGCGAGTCGTCGTACCGGCACCAATCATGCCGATCGGGTCCTGGCGAACGTTCATGCGACCGGCATTTGCCGCCCGATCTGGGTTGACGCGATTGTCCGAGCTGCGCGACATGCCGTTGTTGAGCAGGCCGCTGTTGTAGCCCTGACCGACAGAGAACTGGGCGGGTCCGTCGCCCAGATTGTCGTCTCTGTAGCCCGTCTCTTGACGGTTGGTCGTCCGGCGCGTCTTCTGGAAATCCGGGCGACCCTCTGGCGCCGTAATGGCACCACCCTGCCCCTGTCCACGGTTCTGCGCCGGGTCACGGTGCCACGCCTTGGTCTGCTTGGCGTGATGGGTAATCTCACCCATCGTCGTCCCGCCCGACTTGATGAACGAGCTCGCCGGACCGCCCCACGTGCCTGGGAGCGTCGTGAGCGTCTCCTCATTCATGTTCGTCGGCTCGATGCGGAAAAACTGCTGGAACCCACCAGCGGCTGGCGTGTTGGGATCGAGGCCGAGACCGCGACCGACGTACACCTTCTCGGCCGGGTTCAGGTTGTTCATCTTGTTCGTGACATTCTCGCGGTACGTCACGTCGTACACGGGCTGACCAAACGGGAAGCGCTTCCCGTCCTTGACAATGTCACCCATGTTGGGCGCAATCTCCTTGGGACGCAGACGCCAATCACCCGAAAAACCACGACCCGTGTCGGGCGTCATGTTCTTCTGGTCGAGCTGCATGTCCTGCTGAGCAAATTGGTCGTACTGGACGAGATCCTTGCGGAAAATCTTTTGGGGTGCCAACAACGCCGGCACTTCTTGCTGTTCCTCCTTGGCGTCGCTAATGCGTTTCCCTGCGAAAACGAGACCTACGACGGCGACGAGAGACACGGGGTCCATATTACTTACATCTGCTATAAAAAATCGTCCTTCACTTGTAGCGCTGGGCATAGGACTGGGACTGGTACACGGCGTACGTGCTGATGGGATCGTTGAGCTGTACGCGAACCGGCTCATTCACCTCGTACAGGGTCGGGAAATCAAACTTCTCGGCCGTCCAGTACTTGTTGTTACGCGAGCTCGTCTGGGAGCGAAGTGCGTCGTCGGTCATGATCATGTCGACATAGTTGGTATTGGTGGGACCCTTCCAGATTCCATCCTCAAGGACAAGTCCATCCGTCTGAAGCCGAGGCATTCTTTCTATGGCCCGAGAAGATTTTAGCGAGAACCGCCATACCCACCACCTGCACCGCCGCGCATCTGGGTACGCTCGGGGAAACGAGCATTCGGGTTACCCTCGGGATCGCATGCGCCGGGCGTGTCGCGGCACTGCGGAGCAAACGGGCGACCATAGGCAGCCTGGGCAAACGCCGCCTGATCGTTGGGAATCGTGGTGCTGGCCGTCGTATAAAAGTTGCGCTCGTAATCACGAGCCTTCTCAAACGGGTGAATGGCTGCAAAATCAGCCTGCACCTCCTCGCGCACCGATGGATACCATGCCGCTGGTGCACGGTTGGGGTCCGATGAGTACTCGCCCATGAGGACATTCCCCATGGGGTTTTCCACAGTCGGTAGCGTCAAGCCAGCCACGCCGCGGCTGACGTAGACTGAACGCGCGCCATCCGGGATCATGTTGTTGAAATAAAGACCGTAGAGCACGGCGAGCACGAGTGCACCGAGGAGCACGACGCGACCATCCCGACGGATGATGAACAGGAGCGCCATCGCATAGACGATGAAACGAGTCGTCGCCTCGACACGCTCCTTACCCGTCTGGCGGTCTGACGGCCAAAAGTCGAGCAGATTTTCCTTCTTGAACACTTCTTGGGCAATGTCCATATTGATTTACTCCGAGATCTTTTTCGCGCCGAGACCGCCTGTCGGACCCATGAGCGACGCCATGAGACCAGACATGTTCTTCATCAGCGCCTCCTCGGACGACAGACCCTCCTCGGTCATCTGCTTGGCGCAACGCTCAGCGACGCTCTCAATCATGCTGAGCGTCTCGGCTGGCAGAGCCGTAATGGTCGTCGCCAGAATGTACAGCGTCTGGAGATACTTCCAGATGGCATCCTTGGTCGACTGGGACAGATCGTCAGTCCAAATCTTGGAAATGTTCAGATCGCTGAGCAGAGGTACGGAATCCGAATTCTCCTTGAAAAACAGCTCATTCTTCTCCATCATCTGAGACGCCACGGGGCCGATCGACTTCATGTAGCTCTCGAGGACCGAGCGCGGACGCGCCTTGCGAATCATGCTGAAAGTTGCTTGGTACTTGACGAACGACTTCTCCTCGGGGAAGGTGAGTACGAGTTCGTCGAGAAACTGCTGCATCATGTCATTGAAAGCCGAGACGGTGGTCGCCATTTCTAGTTGGGCGACGGTCTACTTTAAGTGTTGGCGCGCAGTATCTTCAAATGTGCGTGATTGAAGATACTATACGTAATTTAACTCTTGTTAATTCAGTATTGACACTTGTACATTTGAACCACATATCCGATGTTCTAGAAGACATACGGGACAAAGTAACCAAGCCAAGCCGTTAAAACGGATCGTGTGAAATGGACTCCTTCGAGCCCGCGCCCTGCTGCACGATGACATAGACGAGCAGACCAACCAGAAACGCCGGCTTGAAGTATGCCGAATTTGGGAGCTTCTCCTTGTTCATGTTCGCCTTGACGTGAATGTAGGCGATCGTCGCGGCGGCGGCAATCGCACCGGCGCTCATCGGATCGCGAAAGTAGTGATCCATTTACTGTCTGCATCTATTTTTTATCGGGTGCGTCGTCGAAGAGCGTCTCGTGGTGAACCGGTGCAGGTGCAGCCACGGGCGTCACGGGCACCTCCTTGAGTTCGCCGTTTGGATCGGCACCAGCTGGTGTACCCGGTACTGGGTCGGTCGGGGAAGGCGTCTCTGGGACGACCGACCCGGGCTCGGCACCCTCCCCTTCCGCGGGAGTAGCCGCCTCGGGTGTCACGGGTGGCGGTGCATCCTCCTCCTCGTCCACCTCACCGTTCGCGTCGGCACCGACGTTGTTGTCCATGTCAAAGTCACCCGTAAACCCTGGAATGTACGTGTCGAGAATCTGCTGAACCGGGATGAACTCGTCAATCACCTTGCGAATGCAGTGTGCAAAGCGCGCGTGCAGCTGGGCACGCTTCTCCGAGTCCTTGATGTCCTCGACGACGATGTACGGGCTGTTGTACATGTCCTCGGCCGCGGCGATGTAGCACGAATGGACAAACACGTCGTTGGTCGGCAGCTTGATGTTCATCTTACGGGACTCGTTGGAGATCCGGACGGCCGACATGATCTTGACCGAAATGACAAACACCGCCGCGAGCAGGTTGGGGAACATCGAGCACGTCTTGATGATCGCATCCGTGTGCTGCTTCATCATCACGTTGTTCCAGTTCTTCACCTCGACGAGGAGCGCCTGGTACTGGAGGAGCGTCTTGCGCCCCTGGGACTGCTTCTTTGCCTCGGCGTACAAATCAAAGAAGGCGTCGATCATCACTGGAATCATTGCACCTGACAGCTTGGCCATGTACTTGCGCTCAGCTTCGGCAAGGACATCCATTTGTTGAGTGTACCGTTTTTTATTACGTCTTAAAGTCGCGGGTCGCCATCGACCTAGAAATGGGCTGGGGCATTTGCTTTGCTCTCGATGATCAGGGTCGCGTGTATTGCGCTGACGGGTGCAAGTGGCGTATGATCAAGGAGGACTATGATGGGTATCCCGAATGGCCGAGCGCACGTCAGGCTGTGCTCGACTATTTCGAAGGTGAGGCGCATCGTGAGCTCGACATGGTGCGTGACGAGTGTCCGGGGACTGCTGCGGCGCTCCGCGATGCGTGTGACGAACATGTCAGTCTTGCGCTACGTGCGTACGGTCGACTCTCTGATGAAGAGAAGCTGACTCTGCACAACGAGACGATGGCTGTGCTCGAGAATGATCTCGCCGATTTCACCGAGTCGGCAAAGGATGCACACACGCGGTACAAAGAGTGCGCCAAGCGCTGGAAGGATTATACGAAGCAACCTCCGGTACATAAACCGGCCAAAACGCGTGCGCAAGAGCTTGAGCGGCTGATCGAGCCGCTCAAGCTGGAGCTTGATATGGAAGAGTGGGCGAATCGTTATGACACGTACACCAGGAATGCCAAGAAGACGGCTCGACTGCTCGGACGCGAGAAGAAGTTTTCACTTGCGTGAACGAATCTTCTGCGCCGTCTTGGCCAGATTGGCCAGGGTTGGCAGTTGAATCTCGTGTTCTGCCGAATGATCGATGACGACCGTGTGTGTCGACGGCACGGGTCTGGACCATGACACATGGATCGCGTTGGGCAGGGCTCGACGCACCGTGTACCCGAGTCGATTGAGTTGTCGCTCCATATATGTCGTCGCGGTCGTCACGTCGTACGCAGGATACCCGATGACGAACGTGGGCGTCGTGAGCACGAGATCGTGAGCGCCGAGCGTCGCGGCGTTTGAAATTTTACGCGAAAACTGCTCGAGGATCGCCTTGTATGTGGCCTTTCGACCGTCGAGCCGTTTTCTTTCGCGATCTGCGAGTTGTCGGGCCGAAACCACCATACTACTCGCACAGGTTTTGAGCCTCCTTTATGGACGCAAGTTTCAGGCGATGATCGAGCGCTCGATCAGCGAATCGGTCGACCCGGCCGGCATGGAGTTGGACTGGGCGTCGGCAAATGCACGACCGCGCTGCTGCAGGCGCTGGGTGTCCAGCCACGAGTCGAGCTTCTCGGACACGCCCGGGATGTTCTGCTTCAGGGTGGCAAACTGTTCCTCGAGCACCGCCTCGATCGAATCGAAATCCTGGTACTTGTCCTCGGACTTGTCACCAAAGCCCTGGAACGGTCCGTTCGCCTGTGGCTGCACCTGACCAGTCACGCTAATCAGATTGCCCTGCGAGTCGGCCTGGATGTCGTACTGGACACCGAAATAGCCGCGCGTGTTCAGGAACAGGATGCGGGCATTGTAAATGACCGACCCCTGGTCACCCTGCATCGGGTTGATGTAGATGGTCTGCAGGGGGTACAGATCGGGGACGCGATCCTGGACGGCGTTGACGATCGTCTGGATGGTTGCCGGGCTGACTGGATTGGACGCGGACACATCAGTGAATGCCTCTTTGCCTGACGTACGGTTCCATATCATAAACCCGAAGATGGCCAGGAGCAAAAAAATGAACATGTCAGGGCTCTTCATCCTTTACTTGGGTGCGTCAAAAAAAATCACCGATTCCCTCACGGGAAGGTAATGGCGACGCTGGTCTACAGTGATCGATGCCAGTTTTGCGCCCAGGTCATCAAGTACATTCAGGAGAATGCCGCCCTCTTGCACATTGTCAAGTTTCACAACGTCGCGAAGCAGGGTGTCCCCTCCAAGCAGATTACGCGCGTACCGACGCTGGTCACGAACGATAACAAGTATCTGGTGGGCACGGAGGTCAAGGCGTGGCTCGAGTCCATGCTGCCCAACGACGAGGTGGAGGCGCTCGAGGCGTTCGGTCCGGCGACCAGCATGCTCGACGGCACGGACAGCGAGACGGGTGATTTTTTCGACTGGACTCGGCACGGATCATCCCTGGCCCCGCCGATGACCAAGGAGCTCGAGGAGCGTATCAATCGCAAGGTTCAGGATGCATACTCTGCGTACCAGAAGTAGTTTTTCTCTCGCGCCAATAGTAGATGTCAAAGCCGAATATATTGACTGACATAACAGCGCAGCGGCTCGTCACGGTTGGAAATCTCACCGCGTCGAATGCCCTCACGACATCGAACATGTTTGTCTCGAACGTGGTTGCAGCCGGAATCATTCGCGTGACGGGCGTGCGTGCAATCGGACGTCTTACCCTGAGCGTCAACGGGAATGTGTCCGTGTCAAATGCGCTCGTGACGACAAACGTGCTCATGTCGGGCGATCTCATAAACGCCGGACGATTTTCAACAACCGGTAACATTTTTGCAGCAAATGCAGTCACGACGACGAACGTCATCGCGTACGGGAACGTTATTTCGCTCGGCGTACTCACACCGGGCATGACAACCTTGTACGTGACCGGCAACGCCTTTTCGTCAAACGCAATCACGACCGGTAGTCTGATCACGACGAACGTGTACGCCTCGGACAATATATACTCGAACAACAATGTAACGCTCACGGGAAACATCTACGTGTCGAACGCGGTCACGACGGGGAATATATTCGGAGCGGGCGAGCTGACCATCGGCCAAAATATAACAGTCACGGGACTGAATACGATCGGGCGCACGACACTCAATCTGTCGCGCGGAAATGTCTATGTTGCAAACACGGTCGTGACGACCAACGTGTACGCGTCGGGTACATTCAAAGTGACCGGTACGATCAGTGTATCGAACGTGTACAGCGGAAATGCGATCCAGACGACGAACGTTTGGGTCACGAACGTATTTAGCGATGCAATGACCGTGGTTGGATTTCCGGGCAAGACGACACTTTCATTGACCGGGGACGTCTTTGTGTCGAACACCATCACCGCGTCCAATGTGTACGCGGCCGGCAACGTATACGCGACCGGCAACGTGTACGCGTCCGGCATGGTCAAGGCGACGACCGGTAACGTCTTTGTGTCGAACAGCGTGGCGACGACCAACGTCTTTGCGGCCGGTAACGTGTCCGCCTTTAACGCCTTCATCACCGGCGCCGATACCTTAGGGTTTACGACACTGAGCGTGCCCGGGAATGCGTTTGTGTCAAATTCACTCACGACCGGTGCCATGTACGTGTCCGGGAACGTGTACGCAACCGGCAACATTCTCGTAGGAAATCTCTTCGTGACTGGAAATGCGACAATCTCGAATACGTGCGTCGCCAGTAACGTGTATTCGAACCTCTTTACGACGGACGGGCTGTATATCACGGGGAATGCGACATTTTCAAATGCCGTCACGGCGACGAACGTGTTCGCGATCAACGTCTGGGCGACGCAGGTGGTCATCCTAGCAACCACATCCCTGACGCTCGAGTCGTCGACCGAAGGACTCCAAGCGATCACGATCGCGCGGTACAATCGCGTGCCCTCGTATTCGGAGACGTTCATTTTACCAGTCACGAGCGGTCTCGTCGGGCGGTATGACATTACGAGTTGGAACAACTCGACAAAGGTGTGGAGCGATCTCTCCGGCGCCGGAAACCATACGAATGCGTTTACGGGTACGCCACTCGCCGGGACGAATTACATCTATGGTGGTACGGGCGACTCGTTGACGTGGCCGGCTGCAATCCTACCAACGACGTATACGCTCTTCCATGTCGCGCGTTATTCGGGTGCATCTCGCGGCCGCATATTCCAGAGCGTGACGACGAATTTCCTCTCCGGTTTCGTCACTGAGTGCTCCGGCGTTGCGTTCCACGGGACGGCATATCTGACACCGGTTACGAATTTGCACGACAGAAACTGGGTCATGAGTACCGACCAAAACTTTTTGTACCGGTCGAACGGTGTGACACGCGGGAGTTCGGGTGGCGACGGTCTCGCGACCCGTCTCGCACTCAACACGGGCGCGTTTTCGCCCGGTCAATTGTCGGATTGGCAGTGTGCCGAGGTTCTCGTCTACGATCGAACTCTGACAGGGGGTGAGATTTCACAGGTTGAATCGTACTTGCAGTACAAGTACCCGAGCTTCACCATGTTCCCAGCCGGTCCGACGTTCGGGACACCCGTTCAGGCGTACGGTGCGAACGCCGACGAGTTTTGCGACAACATCGGTCTGAGTCGCTATATCAACGGGGTTTTGTACCCCCAGGTTGTCGTAAACCCACCGGCGCCGTCGCTACAGGCTGTCTCTGGTCAATCCATAAGTTCTTCAGTCACGAGCGCCATCCCGATCCTCCAGTATCAACAGCCGATCGGTCCTTTGTTGTGGACCATGTCTGGACACCCCGCGGGTGTTTACCTTTCGAACACATCATCGTACGGGTGTAACGTCATCGTGCCGTACCTACAGGCGAGTTCGACCGGAACTGTAACGGTCACGGCGACCAATCGGAACGGTCTGACGGGTACGACATCCTTTTCACTTACGGTCTCACAAGGCACGTCGCCATTTGTCCTGTACGCGTTTTCGGAAGTGAGATTCAGTCCCGGTGGGGCAACTCTAAATACGGGGCCGAACATCAATCAGGCGCGTAGCGGACTCGCTGGGGCGCCGACGCCGTCCGATTGGTATTCGTCGTACCTGTCCATGAACACGAACGGTAAAATGATATGGACTGTACCCGAAACGGCGACATACCGAATCGTAGCAATCGGTGCTCGCGGTGGTCGAGCTTCGTGTTACAATGTAGCTGGTGGTCACGGTACGTACATGCAAGGTGAGTTTACCTTGACGAGAGGCACTCAATTGACGATCGTCGTCGGTCAGATGGGTCAGGAGTACTGTCATGACGCTGGCGGCGGCGGCGGAAGTTTCGTCGTAAACACGACAAGTGAATCGTCTCCGTTGATTATCGCCGGTGGTGGAGGAGGTGGTGCACCGAGCGGGTACAGTGGATCCGGTGGGTCATACGCAAATACGGGTACATCAGGCTACAGCACATCATGGACTGCCGGTGGCTCCTCGGGGGGCGGCGGCGGAACTCTCAATAGCGGCGGTGGCGGCGGTCTCACTGGAGACGGTGCCGGCGGTGGAAACGGTTGGTACGGTCGGTCGCTCACGAACGGTGCGACCGGTGGTGGAAATCAGTCAGTCGGAGGGTTCGGAGGTGGCGGAGGTGGCGGAGGAACGAACGGTGCTGGTGGCGGCGGCGGGTACTCTGGTGGTGCAGCGTCATATTGGTCATATGAAGCTGCGGGTGGTGGGTCAATCAACAACGGATCGAACCAAACAAACACGCAATATGTCGGCGGTGGTATGGGATCGGTCGTCATCTCGAAACTTTCGTATACTCCGGTTTTGTACACGACGAGTACGATTCTCACGACGAGTACGCTTCAGACGAACGCCTTGTCTCTATTCAGGCCGACGGCACGTTTGTTCCGCGCATCCGTCAATGGATATGCATCGTCGACGTTCCATAGTCTCTGTAACGGGTATGCCCCGCTGTTCTTTGTGTTCAGGACAACTAGCGGTTATATCGCGACGGCATATACGGTCGCCTCCTTTAATTCGGTCGGTAACTATACCCGCGCACAGAGCGGTACCAATTACCTCAATAACCTATGGAACGGATCGTCAATTAGTCTGACCAAGTACTATAATACGAGTATTCCAAACACTTCACTTTACGACGCTGATAGTTACGGCCCGACATTCGGACAGGGACACGACATACACGTCCCGAATAATTCAGCCTCTATACAGTCCAATCCGAGCTCGTATACCATCCCGAACAACTCGATCCTTTTTGGGGGTACTGGTGTAGCCCTGTCTGATTATGAGGTTTACGTATAAGCCCAAAATATTTCGTACCTAGTAGGAGGAATGGTACAGAAGATTGTCATACCATCAAATGTTCCCGTCAACGATCTGGCGTTGACGGGAAACATCGCGTGCTCGAATACTCTCGCGACGACGAACATCTTCAGCATAAACGTGTTTGTGTCCGGGAACGTGTTTGTTCAGGGGAGTCAGCCCGGTCTGACGACCCTGTCCGTGACCGGGAACGCGTACGTGGCCAATGCCGTTACGACCACGAACATGTTTGCCAGAAACTTGACGGCCCAGGGGAGTTTGGTGACCGGGAACGTGTTTGCATCGAATGCCGTATCGACCGGAAACGTGTTTGGAGCCGGGAACATGATAGTCCAAGGGGTTCAGAGTTTTTCGTTCAACATGTCCGTCACGGGGAATGCGTACATTTCAAATGCCCTGACGACGAACAACGTTTTTTCAAACGTCGTGACTGCCGCCGGCGTCATCACGGGCAATAAGCTCGGCGTGGTTGGAAATGTGTTCGGATCAAACTCGGTCACGACGATGAACATTTACGTGTCGAACATACTCGTCGGCGGAAACCTGACTGTCGGTGGAATGTGTACCGTGACTGGAAATGCCTACGTGGCAAATGCTGTCGTGACGACGAACGTCTGGGCGAACGCTATGTATGCGAGCAATATATCGGGCGACCAGAATGTATACTCGGCAAATTCCATAACGACGACCAATGTATGGACGACGAATATCGCCGCCCGGAACACGTTCACGATCGCACGAACGACCGCGATCGTCGGAAACGTCTCGAGTGCGAATCTGTACACGTCGAATCTGTTTTCGAATATAGTATCGTCCGGAATTCTGAGAGTGACCGGGGATCAGTCTGCCGGCACGACGACATTGAGCGCCGGAAACATTTTCAGTGCGAACGCGCTCACGACGACGAACGTCATGACGTCTAATATAACATCGCAGGGTATCGGATCATTTTCGTCGGTCGTAGTGACCGGTAACGTCTACGTGTCAAACGCAGTCTCGACGACGAACGTGTTTTCGGGCACGTCATATGTGTCCGGTTTCGTGAACACCACCGGCGCTGCGACGACCGGTGTAACGACGCTCTGGGCCGCAAATGTCACCGTGTCAAACACGCTCGTGGTGTCGAATGTATATTCGACGCTCGGCCTAGGATCCGTGCGTTACACGTTCGTTTCCCTGCCGTTCGAGTACACCACGACGATCGTCTCGCGAAACAACACGTTCGTGTCCAACACGACGAGCGTCCAGAATGCATGGTTCTCGTCGAACGTGTACTGTCAAAAGACGCTGCAGATTGGCACTCTACAAATCCATCAAGATGCGACGACCGGCGGGTTGTTTACCCGATCACTCACCCGACGGACGAATCTCCCAATGTATAGAGAAGCGTCATCCGCGCCAGCAGTCAGTTTCAACGGCGACGAATATTACAACACGTCGACGCTCGCCCTGAACAAGTTTATCGGAGGGACGTGGCGAACGATCGGGTACCCCGTTCTGGCGACGCCGGTCATCACCCAACTTTCGACACAGACCCCGACGATTGACAGTACATTGAATTTTGCTTACATTGCTTCGCCGGTTGAAATTCAAGTTGTTCAGACGGCGGCGAGCGCATCGGTCGGTCAACTCACGTGGTCAATTTCGGGTCAGCCGTCGAACGTCTATCTCACGAATCAACGGTCGACCGGGTGTTCGATCATCGTTCCGGCGGGTGTATATCCGACGCCCGCCACGTACAGCGTGATTGTCACGGCGCAAAATCGAGACGCATCAGCATCTATGACTTTTTCGCTCGTCATTCCGGCACCGGAGTTGTTTGCATTCACGGCTTTTACATTTTTACCGGTTGTTGGCACGGAATCAACGACCGGACCTACCCTCGGTCAGTGTCAATCGGCCTATTCGGGAACTCCGTGGATCACGAGTTATTTCAATCAGGGTACATATCAAGGGTACCAACGATGGACCGTCCCCGCAGCGGGTTCTTATTATATCGTCGCGGGCGGTGCAGGGGGTGGCGCGAACGGTGGAGTCTATCCTTACGGAAATCAAGCAGGTGGTGCAGTCATCAGCGGTCTATTCAGCTTGGCCAAGTCGGATGTGCTTGAAATGGTCGTAGGATCTCAAGGTGGAACCGGTGCCGGTGATCCTTATCACGGAAACGAACGCGGTGGTGGCGGCGGTTCGTTCGTTCGTAACGTCACGACAAGTACGATTCTTTTGGTTGCGGGCGGCGGAGGCGGCCAACCATCTTCGGTGCACGGAACGGCCTGTAACCGACAATATTTCACGGGTCAGGGTCAAACCGGACCCGTATGTGGCGGTATGACTACGTGGTGTTATACGTCCGTGACTCCACCGCTTCTAGGAAACGGCGGTGCGAACAACGGTGCGAACAATGGCGGGTCTGGTGGTGGGTACAATTCGAGCGGTGCAAATGGCGGCGGTCACTGTCAAACTGGAAACGGGGGCGGCGGATTTAACAATGGTATGATTGGTGGAGCACAGGGGAGCTGTTACGGCGCTGCGAATCAAGGCGGGTTTGGCGGCGGCGGCTGTGGGCGACTCGGTACACCCGGTGGAGGTGGTGGATACACGGGCGGTACTGTCACGGGTCAATGGTCGTCGTATTCGACGTGGGGCGGTGGCGGTGGTTCGTACAATGTCGGTACGATGAAAACGGGTGTTCAGGGTGGAAACGGATCGACCAGGGGAGGGTACGGCTACGCGGGTTATGTCGGGATTACGAGATTCCCTTCGTCTCCCGATTCGTACAGTTCGAGTACGATTCTCACGACGGGGACGCTCCAGACTGCCGCCGCGTCCCTGTTTACACCGACCGCTCTTTTGTTCCGAATGTCGCGCGACGGAACTTCGACAGCCGCGTTCCACAAGGCGTGCGACGGTTTCGCGCCTATTTTCATTGTGATCAAGGCGACCAACGGATATATCGCGACAGCGTATACGAACGTTCCGTTCACGTCGCGATTCGTCGATGGTTATGTGACGGCTGCACCTGGGAGCAATTGGCTCAACAATCTCTGGAACGGATCGTCGACCAGCACCACAAAGTACTTTAACACCAACGGTCCGGGCAATTCACTTTACGATACCCAGGGGTACGGTCCGACGTTCGGCGGCGGTCACGACATGTACATTCCGAATCCCATGACCATAGCATATTCGAATCCGTCCTCGTATACCATCCCGAACAACTCGATCCTCTTTGGGGGCAGTGGTGTATCCGTGTCCGATATTGAGGTTTACTTTTCATCAACCCCCGTTTCGTACGCGGCGAGTACGATTCTCACGACGGGCACGCTTCAATCAGCCGCTCTGTCCCTATTTACGCCGAGCCGACTTTTGTTCCGGATGACGCGCGACGGAACTTCGTCGTCAAACTTTCATACTTATTGCAATGGCCATGCGCCTATTTTCATTGTGATGCGGGCGACCAACGGCTATATCGCAACATCCTATACATCAGTCGCCTATAACAATAGAAACGAATATGCATGGGCACCACCGAACGCTAATTGGCTCAACAATCTCTGGAACGGATCGTCGACCAGTACAAACAAGTACTATAACAATACCGGGAACTCGCAGTATGCTACGTACGACACTGATAGTCACGGCCCGACGTTTGGCAATGGTCACGACCTCTACATTCCGAATCCCATGACCAGTGGTGGGTATACGAATACGCCGTATGCTTACAACGTTCCGAATAATTCAACCCTCTTTGGAAGCTACAGCTCGTGGAACCTGAACGAGATTGAAGTTTACTTTTAAAAACTTCTCGGTAAGAATCAGATGGCAGGGCTCGCCAAACTTACTATACCTACTACTTTGTATTTCATAAGTAATGAGTATACGTTTGGTAACCTTTTTTCGGCGAACGCCGCCTCGATCACAAACGTCCTGACGACGAACGTCACGGCCAGCGGGAACGTGATTGTGACCGGGAACGTCACCCCAGGATCGTTGACGTTTGGCGTCAACGGAAACGTGTTCATATCGAACGCAGTGACGACGACGAACATTTTTTCAGAAACTGTGCTCTTGAGCGGGTTTATTCGTGTCGGTTCGAACATCTACAACTCGAATACAGTCACGACGAACAATGTATTTGCACGAGGCCAGATTGTTCTGAACGGTGGCGGCGGCGCTATAGACACAACGACTCTGACGAGCACGGACAATATACGCATTTCGAATTCGATACTCACGACGAACGTGTGGTGTGCCGCGCTCGCGACGACCGGGGCTATATCGGCGACCGGTCTTCCAGGCATCACGACGATGTACTTGAGCGGAAACGCCTACGTCGCGAATGCAGTCACGACGACGAACGTGTTTGCGACCGGTAACGTGATCGCGACCGGTAACGTGTTTGTGGGCGGGGCGAACAATCGCGTGTCGGCAAACATGTTCGTCTCGAATTCGATAACAACCGGGAACGTGTTCGCGTCCGGTGAGGTCATCGGTACGCAGCTCGTATCGTACGGAAATATCGTCACGCTCAATGCATTCGTGACGTCGAACATTTTTTCATCAAACGTTATCGCCTACGACGGGTACGCGTCGGCCGAAATGCTGGTGTCTGGAGGAAATGCAACCGTGTCGAATACGATCACGACGACAAACGTATGGACGACAAACGTGTACGGCACCGGTGACATGATATTTGCAGGTTTGGCTGGCAAAACGACGGTCGACGTGACCGGAAATGCCTACGCGGCAAATGCAGTGACGACGACCAACGTATGGTGCTCGAATATTTATGCATCCGGCAAAGTGTCGTTCGCCGGTCTTCCTGGTCTGACTACGCTGTACTCTTCGTCAAATGTAACCGCGTCGAATGCAGTCTCGGTGAACAACGTCTGGACGACGAATCTGAGTTCGGTCGCCGAACTCACAATCAGTGGGGATGCGACGCTCGGCATACAAAGTCTCGGGGTTACAGGAAACTCGTTCGTGACGCATACGCTCGTCACCGGGAACGTGTACGCCTCCGGGAACATCTATGTCACTGCAGATTCGCAGCGCATAACCGGAAACAACGCCATTTCAAACGCACTCGTGACTGCCAATCTGTGGGCGTCAATCACAGTGAATGCAGGCGTGGGTGCGTACATGGGCACGTCATCCATATTGACCGATCCGACGTTGGGTGCACTCGCCGCGACCGTATATACCAATGCGGGTCAGGGTGGTGCAATCACTCGAACGGGCCACATGCCCATGTACCCCGAACTTACGACGGCACCGACCGGTGTGTGGTCCGGTGACACGTACTTTGACAACAACTTTCTGTACAAATACACGACATCAGCCTGGCGCCGTATAGAGCTTTTGTACCCGACGGCCGTCCCCGTCATATCAGCCGTGAGTACACAAGTAGGATCGCTCGTGGGTCAGACGGTCGTCCCGGTGAATCAGGCTGTGACCCCATTTTCGTCGCTCGGGACCGTACGATGGACCGTTTCGGGTGCACCCACCGGTACGTACCTCGAAGGCGGGTCGAACGCCGGGTGTTTCATCATTTTTCCGACGTCAACGCAGGCTCTTTCCGGGTCGTTTACGGTCACGGTCGGGGCGTCGAACGAACGCGGATCGGCGACGAACCAGATATTTGCGCTCACCATGCCCTCAGGTCAGCTGTACACGTTCACAAATGCGACGTTTACATCGGGTGGAGCGATCGGATACGATGGACCGAACATCAACCAAGCTCGAGCGGGTCTTTCGGGAACACCTGCGCCGAGTACATGGTCCGGTACGTACTTGAACATGACGACGAACGGGATTCAACTTTGGACCGTTCCGTCGTCCGGATCGTACACAATTTATACGATGGGTGCAAGTGGAGGGCGTACACCAGGTTGGACAGGGGGGCGGGGTGTTATTTTACAGGCAACATTTGCATTAACTCAGGGTAGTGTTCTAAGAATATTGGTAGGTCAGGGGGGTACAGGGAAAAGCGATAACTGTAATACAGGCGCAGGGGGTGGTACATTTGTTACTTTGTTGGACAACACGATATTGATCATCGCCGGAGGGGGTGGCGGAACTGCGAGTGTAAACGGTATGGACGGAGTCACTACAACAAATGGTGGCTCACCTTCGAGTGGGAGTTCAGGGGGATCGGGGGGATCGGGGGGTAATGCAAATCAGGGGCCATCCGGTGCAGGGTATTCTGGAAACGGGGCTGCTGCCCAATGGGGAAATTTGGGTGGAGTTAATAACGGTATAGCTCAATCATTTTTAAATGGAGGACAGGGTGGGTCATCTACGCAACAAAATCCGAATGTATTGGGAGGGTTCGGTGGCGGTGCATCGGGGCACGGAAACTGTTGTATTGGCGGCGGCGGCGCCGGTGGATACAGTGGCGGCGGAGCTGCAACTAGCTGTCAAGCTGGCGGTGGCGGAGGTTCGTATATCGCATCAAACGCGTCGTCTGTTCGTACATCAGATGGTTTGTACAATGGAAGCAGTACGTTCAATGGAGTTTCCATCACTAACTTAGGTCAGTACAATACACAAGGTAGTGCGTCGAGTGGAACATTCGCGCCACCCGGTTCTGTTATCATCACCAAGCTGTAAAACGATCGGTTAAAAAAATAACATAAGGAATTAGTAATGGCGCTCGCATGGGGGCCCGATTTCTGGAGGTTTATTCACTTGTTTGCCAAGAACGACGTGGGTCGCGATCTGTTTACGCTTCTCAAAGTTCCGTGCGCAAAGTGTCAGGCGGATTATACACCCCCGACCGACGACGAGCCTCTGTTTCAGTGGTCGCTCGACGCACACAACAGGGTAAACAAGCAGATTGGTCGTGACGAATGGACGATCGAACAGCTCGATGCTTCCGTAACACCCTGCGATCACACATGTCATATGGACCTGTTTCCGTGGAAGTTTATACGGACGTTCGCCCGGACACAGACCCGTGATGTGGCGATCGAGTTTCTTCTGAAATTTCAAGCTCAGTATCCGTGCTCGACGTGTACGTTTTTCGATGACGAACCGAGCCCCGACGAGACTGTACTCGCGTGGGTCGATCGTAATTACGTGAAAAGAAAACTCTCAGTCACTAGTAATGTCGTCTGACGAGTCCCAGACACTGCCCGTCCCGGTACCGCCGCCCAACACGGTAGAACCTGTCATGCCCATGTCTGGTACACCAGGTGTACCGCCGCCCGTCTTTGTACCGCCGCCAGTGCCCCGGACTTCGATTGCACCACTCGTCGCAATTCGGCCGATCGTGAACATTCCGTACCAGTTGGCGTCCCTGCCGATCAATTATTCGTTCACGGGTCAGCACAAATGCCTCACGGCAAACGTCGGTTTGTTCAACGACACTTCCATAGGCTTGATCGTCTCGGCGACCGGCAAAATCAACAACATCGTTCGCCAGTACGACTACGACATCAGCTCGACAATCACCGGAACGAACGCAACTCCGGTGGTTGATTTGGCGTGCACTCCCAAAGACCCGAAAGTGCTCGGCGTCATCGGCGATTACGAACGCCAGATTGGGGTTCGTCAGGTGGGTGATCAGATGTGGGCGTGCGAATACAAGGACCGACGTCTCTGTGTCAACTCGGTCGGCGAAGGTGCTGTGTGGGTGTCGAACATGAATGGCCCGATCGCGAACGGTGATCTGATCACGACGAGCGTCATCCCCGGCATGGGCACCAAACAGGACGACGACGTGATTCACAGCTACACGGTCGCAAAGGCAACCATGGATTGTACATTCGATCCAGCGACGGTCCCGATCGCGAAGCGTATCCAGACGGATACGTACGACCCCGAGCGTTACATGGTGAACAACAACTACAAGATTGACGACTTTGGAAACTATATCCTCGAACCGTCCGACCGTACCGAGCCAGAGTACCTCGTGTGCTATTTCAACGGGACGACGAACGAGATGATTTTCAAGGAGGACTATGATCTCAAGAAGCTGACAAACGAACCTGCATACTGCGCGGCCCTCATCAGCTGCACATACAGTTAAAGAAATGCCGCCTTAAAAGAATGGGCAGGTGAGCCCCCCTGATCTTAGCTCAATTGGTAGAGCGAAGGACTGTAGGAACAAAAGTTTCTATCGCGGATGAATCAGATCATCCTTAGGTCGCTGGTTCGATTCCGGCAGATCAGAGCCCGGGAGTTACCACTCCTGAGCCTCTATAGCTCAGTTGGTAGAGCGTTCGCTTCGTAAAAGGAATTCCTCACGTGTCAGCGAAAGGTCTTGGGTTCGACTCCCAATGGAGGCAGGTTCTATCGTATAATGGTCAGTACGTGAGACTCTGAAGAAACTTTGAAAGAGCGATCTCGCAATGGGAGTTCGAGCCTCCCTAGAACCTCGAGGGCACACAACGCCCATGCTCCTGTAACTCAGTTGGTAGAGTGTGAGGCTGTTAGGAGAGGTGCTTGCACCTCGACACATGGGACCTCAAAGTCGCAGGTTCGATACCTGCCGGG